TTCGGGTAGGAAGAAGGCCGGTTCCGAGTATGCTCACAGGGAGAGGTCGGACGATGATTTCCAGTTCATCGGTAGCGACGAAGGCCGCGAGCCCCGCCGTGACGGTGAAAGATGCCAGCCCGTAGTTACTGAGGTCGGTCAATACTCCAACCGTGCCCGCCGGAATGGTGCCGTTGTCGATACGGTTTCCTTCGAGGTCGGTGATGGTGATGCCATAGTTAGCCGCTCCAGTGAACAGGCAGTTGATCTTGTAGGGGCCTACGCCGCGAACGGTCACGAGCGAGACATATCCATTTCCTGTGCCGCCTCCACTGTGGGCCGTCTTGATGCTGTTCCATCTCCAGCATTTGAGATTGAGCACGTTACCAGAGATTGAATCAACGATCTCGGCGAAGTTGGCCGGCCGGAGTCTGTTGTCGTTCGGATCTCCACTAAAGGAGTCCGTTGCTACCTGGATCTCAACCTGATTCTCAGCGGCCAAGAGCGAGGTGATGACGTCCTCGTAGTAGTTCCCGAGGGTGTCGTTCAACGAGAGGTCGGAGCCTCCCGAGAGAATGACATTCTTCCCACCGTCATAGGCATCGAAACCAAACTCCGAGGAACCATGGAGGCCGCCGTCTTTGACGATGACCGAGAGCCCTTCCTCGTATGCATTCTTGACGGGGTCGAGAGCTTCCGAATACATGGCCCATGTCGCAGGAGCCGCGGGGAGCACGCCGAGGATACCGAACCCTTCGGCAATGGTGATCGTGGTTGCGGTGTTCGCCGTAACAGTGAAGGTGCCATACAGGCCGCCTCCAAGGTCGAGCAAGAACTTGCAGCCCTTGTACCTATTGATCGTCATGGTCGAGCCGCCGGGAGTGAAGACGCTTCCGGCTACTGCCGCAAGAGCGCTCGCAACATAGCCAACACGCGCCTTGCCGCGCCCATACGACGCGCCCTTGTAGGCACTGGAAAGTTTGCAGACCGCCGAAGGAAGACGCTGAGAGCCGATTAGCCGAAGTTCTCCGAGCTCTGCGTGTCGGTCGTAGAGAGCTAGCGCCGAATACTGTTCGTCTCCATCGGCCACGCGGTAGGTGAGGAGCGGTGACGTCCCCTGCGAGGCAGTCCACCAATCCTCGGTAGCGAGAGGAGCCTGGTCGTCTTGGGTGATGGTGCCGCGCCGCCTCGAATAATCCGCCTTGCTCGTGTGCAAGAGCGCTCGATTCGTCGGTCCTCGCTGGTATCCTCCGATGATCGCCGTCGTCCCCTTCTGTGCCGGGGTCGAAGAGGGAGAGCTGTCACTCAGGGTTGCGGATACTCCAGCCGAGCCGGGCATCAAAGGGACTGTCAGGGAGAATGCCATGATGAGCCTCCTCTATCTGTTACGCGGAGGCCCATGAGAGCCCCGGTAGTGTGTGTGCCTGTTGTCAATCGTCCTTCCCACTCACTCACATCTCGAATCAAGAGCCGCGCCCTTCCGTCGTACAACCCGCCGCCGTATGGCGACAGGGTGAAGGAGCCTTGGAGTGCCAGCCCGATGGTCTCGCCTGTATTCGGGCTCACCTTGTCCCCGTCAGATATCAGCCGCGTGACAGCCTTCCGAAGGGCCACAAGGTCAAGGAGCGTCTCGGCTATTATCCGGACGTCAACGGAGAGCTCGGTCCTAGAAGCCGAGGGAATGGAATAGAACGTCCCTCCCCTCGTCACCACGAACGGCGTTCCTGGGGCGTCCTTGCTCGTCACTGATGGGTTTTCGAGGATGATACCCGGCCCGCTGAGATGGAAGAGCTCTCGATTCCCCATGAAGACGACGGTGGGCGTGACCCGGTACATGTCAACGCGCATGTGCCCGGCAGGAAGAGCCGCAAAGTAGGTGTAGATCTTCGTGGCCGGGTTGTAGACGCCGATAGGAGTCGTCAATTGCGGGTCAAGCGATGCGTCGAAGCACTTGGCATCGAGCACGACACACGGCGATTCCGTCCCCGTGAAGTCAAAAGAGACGGACGTTGCCGAGGCCGTTGTGAGCACCTCTCTCGACGTCCACCACTCGCGCGCGTTCGTGCCCGATTCGAGCTGCTTCACGATGATCCGATGGAGTACATCATCAAGCCATCCAGCCGCTCGGAGGGGTGATTCGACATGAGACACCCAGCGGATGGACCAGATCATGCGCATACCGTAGAAGTATGGAGTGACCGCGCCTGGTACCAACGTCGCCTTGAAGCCCATGGTACTTCCGATGCCTCCGGCAAGCCTCCAATCGACAAGCCCGAGCTCAAGTTGCGCCGCCGTGTTGTAGTGTGCCGCAAGGGTTGCAACAACCCAGGCCGCGCCGTTCCAGTAGTACTCGACGCCGCTCACGACGGCGCGGAATCGCACATCTCCCTCGGCATACACCCGAGCCACTACGACCGAAGCAAGAGCCCTGCAAGGCCGTTCGGCGAAGGTGGTGTATCCCGAGACGCCCGCCGCCGAGAGCTCGAGCCGTCCAGGGAATGTCACGCCGTCCGTCTGCGAGTACATCCCCTTCGACAGGAAGCACCCCGAGACTGTCATGGCCTTCGTCGTGTCTATCTGGACGCCCATATAGTCGAGCTGTTCAGCCACGGAAGGCCTCCTTAAGAGCGTCGGTTATCACTTCCTTGAAGAGCGCTCCGAAGGCCTCCGACTCCAAGGGCTGTGTGATAAAGGGCCGCGCTGGAGTGACAATTGTTTTCCCGCCTTCTTTTCGTGTAGTTCCTTCGTGAAGCTCGAGGGCCACGTTCCTGTCACCAACGCGCTTATTGGCTCCCATATAAAGAGACATGCCATCGGGCTTGCTGTTTATGCTCTTGATGAGATCTCCTTGATCGATGAGCGGAGTCTTGCCCGCTGCCATTGACTCGCTGATGGATATCCCTTCCTTCTTCGCCCGCTTCTTCGCCCGCTTGTTCATGGCCGAGGAACCGCCTGCATACCAAGCCGCGATGGTCGAAGGAGCATTCTCGGCATACTCCTTGTTCTTGATTGCCTCACGAGCCATCTTCACAAAAGCGAAGCCGAGCTTTTTCAGCCCGTCTGTGGCCTTCTTCTCGAAAGCGGCACTCCACTTCTTAGGGTCGATAGCCTTCTCGAGCTTGCCCCAATCGCCTGTCAGTGTGACGACATCGTCCATCAGCTTCTCCTCACAGGGGCTTTGTCTGACAGAGGGCATATCCAGCCTTGGCCTTCGACGTGTTTGGTCGCTCCGTCGATATAGAGCCGGTCGGTCGAAGTACCCGCACCATGGAACGCTTCCGAGGTGACGAGGTCCCCGGCTTTCGGCGTGTAACCCCTCCGGGTACAGTCTACCGACCTGAGGACCATCGTCACAGAGCGCTTGTAGGCACCCGGGAACGGGGCTTCTTCGGTCTCTTCCTTGCCGTACTCAAGTTGCGCGGGGATAGTGATGGCCGGAAGCCTCACATCACGAGAAAGCCCCGTCTTCGCAAGCGCATCCACGAGCGTCGTAGCCGTGTCTATCGGACTGATAGTCACGAGCTCGGCTCTAATGAGTCGATGGGGAATCGGTCTTACCACCCTTCTTCTCCTTCTTCTCGGGCCGGATCATGTCTACCGTCTTCGTCGGCTTCGGCTCGGGCTTCGGCGCTTCCACCCGCTTCGGCTCGACGATGGGGCGAACCTTGGCGTTCGGTGCCGTCTTCTTGGCAAGCTCCACCTCTGAAGCTGAGAGGATGGCACTTCCGCCGGCGACGATGTGGTGTTTCTCTCCATCGATCATGACCGTGCATCCAGGGCCGTTGATGGGTACGTGCAGTGTGTATTTCATCAGCTTATCCTCCGAAACATTGCCAAAATCTGGTCGATAATATAGTACCCGGTCGGTTGACTCCTCATCGAGGAAGCCCCAATGCCGCCGCCCTTGTAGGTCACGCTCCGGTCTCTCGTTGACTCCGAAATGATTTCTGAGTCCGTCCACAATGCCATAATGAGCCCCGCCGCCGCTATCCCATCAATCGAGAGTTTGTAGACGGCTATCTTGGCCGCAACATCTCCGATCTCTACCGGTGTGGTCTCTGTCAGGGTCAGAAAGCCGAAGTCGCCTTCAAGAAGAATGTTCTGCGTGCCCTCGGTCCAGATCATCTGAGAACAGATCATCTTCTCCCACGTCGTGAATGCCGGAGCCTGCTTCCATTGCAGTCGTGGCCATCTTCTATCATCAGGCATGAGCCTGTTGTAGACGACGATGGCAGTCAGATCTTGCTCGACGTCATCCATCGTCACCTTTGTCAACGACGATGCCGCAGGGCTCACGGGGATAGGGAGTTCCAGGACATCGGTTCCGCTCCCATCGAGCCTGAGCGGTGCCGCCGTGTTGTAGGTGATCTTCTCGAAATGTGAGCCTGTGTAGTGGTCAATGTAGCTATCTGCCCACGCTATGGCCGCGTTGACCACGGCGTCTGAAGCGTCTGCTATCGTGATTCCGAGAGCTCTTACAAGGGCGAGTGTAGTGTAGGCCACACCATCCTCCTTCTCCCGTTATGGGATTGCGGGATGGGTGAGGGAAGAGGTGAGAGCTGCCTTGGGGGCGAGGGCATGTTGCGCGGTCTCTGAGGTCCAGGTGACATCACCGGTCGTGATGTTTGCAGAGAGACGGAGAGCCGCTCCTGCATCGTTCGCATAGACGGCGGTATACCCGGCGCCTCCGGCCGCTGCATCATGAGCGACCTTGAGCACCTTGCCATCGGAGAGCGGGATGTAGCAGTTGACGGCAAGCGGAAGGGCCGCGCACACAACCCCTGTGGCATCCAGGATGTAGAGCTGCACGCCCTTCGGCGATACCGTCTGTTGCACGGTCGATTTCGCCCCGCCCGCGCTTGTCAGTTGGTAGTCAACCGCCGCCGTGGCACAGATCGCATTGATCTTGCCGAAGCAGGCCAGCGGATTGCCTACCATCCTCCGGCCTCTGCCGAGGGAGTGGTAGTCGGTTTCCGAGGTGACGGTAGTTGCAACGGTCGTCTCGAAGGTCGCACCACCTACGGCCAAAGTGAAGGCAACGGCTCCAGGGGCTCCATCGTGCTCGATCTCGTAGAGCTTGCCGAGGGAGTCTTTGAAAAAGATCGAAGTGCCCGTCAGTGTGTTATTGACAACGAGTTTCCCGGCCTTGACCATGATTGCGAGACCGGTCGGGACCGCACGGTGCTTGACAGGCACGCGCACGCCGCCGCCGATGTCTACCTGAAGGTCGGCCGTTCCGGTGAGGTTGCCGTTCAGGATGCAGAGCACGGAACCATCCCCGCCGCCATTCTGGGCAAGAGAGAGAACCGACTTGGGAGCAAGGCCATGCTGCGCGGCCTCGCTCGTGACCGTTGCGCCTCCGGTAGCCTGGAACGTGGTGGGCGGTCCCGCTGCTTCGGCGGTGAAGGGCACCGCTCCGGGAGCTGCGTTGTGACCTACTCGATACAGGCGGCCGAGGGAGTCCTTGAAATACAGGGCTGTTCCGGTCGCGGTGTTGTTGCATTCGAGGCCGTCGAGAGTGGCATTCATGAACACCGCATAGCCAGTGGGCGCGGCACGGTACTTCAAGGGGACGAAGACGCCGCCGCCGATATCGATCTCGTCGTCAGCGGCTCCAGTCAGGATGCCATTGAGCACGCCGATTGCAATGCCGTCGCCGCCGCCTGCCTGAGCCTGTGTGATGTTCGCACGAGGCGAGATACCATAGAGGGTTGCTTCGGTGATCCAGTCGTATGCCGCGTGGGCACACGTTAGGATACCGCCTCCATCGTCGACATACACGGCCGTGTAGTCCGCGCCTTCGACGGCTGCCGCATCGTGCAATACTCGAAGGAGCTTTCCAGTACTCGTCTGGACGAACACATCGTGCAGCGTGGGCGATATGCAACAGATATAGTTGTCGGCATGGCGCATGAGCACCATGGCCCCTACTCCGCCGGCGGGCTGGTGAATGACTCGCAGCTCATCGGTGGTGGCCACGCTCTCGATGTAGACAGAGGCCGCGGTGTCCTGACAATCTGCCGTCAATTCCCCGTGGACTGCGTCTGTTCCGAAGGTTCTCCGGAGTGCCCCATCAAAGAAGGCGTCGTCTTCCGAAGTATGGATGCCATTGAATGCGCCGTTGACCGCCGACCGGGTGACGGGGTTGTCCACTGTGAGAGCTGCCCCGCCGGGGGCTGCATGGTACTCTACCTCGATGAGCCTGCCTTGAGCGGTGATGAGGTAGCCGTTCTGCAATGTCGGAAGAATGGCCTCAAGGGCCGCTCCGTTGCCATTGACCGCCACGCCACCGGGAACGGCCGCGTAGTGGATGAGGAGCGCATCACCACCGGCAAGCGGGATAAAGGCATCGGCCGCGCCCGCGAGGTTGCCTGTCAGTCGGAGGTACCGCCCTTCGAGCGTGTATTCGACATTGAGGGCATCGCCTCCGGCCGCGTTGATCGTAGTGAAGGTATCCGCCGGGAGTGCATCCCCGGGAATGGGAGCCGCCGCGACATAGAGCCTGTTGTGCGCCCCGGCCGCAGCCATGGCAATAGCAACGGTTTCCTGGAGGTAGTTTGTGACGGTGTAGTTATCTTCGGCGATTGTCGGATCGATGAAGAGCGCATCGCCTGCCGCATCAGCCAACGTGATGACGTCGGTCGTGTAGTCATCGACTGTATAGTTGTCTTCGGCAATCCCGATATCCGCTCTCAGCGCGTCACCGGGGGTATTGCCTACGGTGATGACATCGGTAGCATAATCCTCAAGCACCCCATCGACGACGACGAAGGCAGGGTTGTGCGTGCCGGTGACATTCTCATCGGTGATGGTGATGGCATCGGTGGTATAGTTATTGACGGCGACCGAGTGAACGTGAGCCGCAATGAGCGTGCCGTATGCCCGGAGCTCGGTAAAGAGGGTCTTGACGTGCTGAATGGAACCTTGCATTCCGACAAGGCCCTTGCCGAGACGAGATAAAATCGTTGTCCATGCCATTGCGAGATCTCCTTCTGCGAGAAGTTGTTACTTCCCGCGCCTGCCCTTCTTAGCCTTCTTCTTCGGAGGGGGCGAAGGGATGTTTTCTGATGCGACTGGCTCTTCTGCGGTTATCCACGAGGAGCCCGTGGCAATCACCTCGGGCTCGGGTATCACTTCCTTGACCTCTACGGCCGCTTCTACCATGTCATCGAGCATGAGGTCAGAGACAATCTCGACCTCGCCTTCTACGGCTTCGACCTCTTCGAGGATCTCTTCCAGGGGCTTCGGCTCGGGCTCGATCATGGGCTTCTCTTCCTTGATGGGCTCGGGCTCGAGCTCGACCACTGCCACTTCTTTCTTGACGGGCACAGGTTCCGGTTCGGGCTTGATGGGCTCGACCTCGACGGGGTCACCGGGCTCGATGATCGACCGCACGAGCTGCACAGGGTCGCCACCGTCCCGAATCTTCTCCCACGTCTTCCATGGTACGTTGACGGGGCCTTCACTCTGTTTGAGCGCCACCCCATCCCATGTACTCAGAGACAACGGGCCATTCGGTTTGAGTTCGATTATCGCCCTCATGGGAACCCCCTATCAGTCGGCCTCTTCGAGGAGGAAGGAGAGATTGACGCGACACTTGCCGGTTGTCGGAGCTCCACCGCCTGCATACGTGGCTACCCAGACGATGCGCACCGCATAGGCAGCCGTGGGCTTTCCGCGTTTCACGACCGTCTTGGCCGGATACTCGCCGATCACGCCCTCGTTGACATCTCCAGCTGCAAGGAAGGTATCGACCGCGGCCGCATCTCCGAGGGTGATGACATCCGAGACTCCCGAGTTGAAGGCCTCGATGACCTCGATATCCGCCTTCATTTTGCAGTTGGCCGGGAAGCTGATGACGTTCCCGTCTCTGTCCTTCAGATAGAGAGTGGTTGCCACGGTGGTCAACCCAACGTCCGCGAAGTCGAAATAAAATCCGGTCTCGAACGGCATTCCCCGAAGGAACGGAGCGACCGGGAAGCTTGTTTGTTTCATTGCCATAGTAGTATCCTCCTATCTTGTGGTCGCTATCAGACCATGCCGTAAAGTCGAACGATTGCCACTTTGTCGAGAATCTGCCAGTCAACGTATTGACTGAGCTTGTAGTACGCCTGCCCACTCGACACGAGGCTGATACCTTGGGTCGTGGTCTCGTACTCGACGGTCCCACCGATGGCCATGATGAGGTTCTTGGGGTCGGCGAGAAGGATGATGTCGTTCGGCCACGCGATCGGGGTGACAATCGGGATGTTGTACGGTTTGGAGATCTTGGGGTCTCCCATGAGTGCCATGGTGGCCGCGAGGTCGCCTCGGTCGGTGACGCACTTCTTCCACCGGAGATGATTTCGCGAGCTCATGATCCAGCGGAGGGGGGTGCCTTCCTCCATATCGAAGTACTGGTCAGGCATGCTCTCCATTGCCGTGGTGAGATGCTCTTCGCAGAGGGCACCGGCATTGATGGGGGCTCCGTTGACGTCTTGGCATCCGGCCGCTGCGAGCTTCTTCCATCCATCGTCGAATTGCAAGAACGCGGTGCCGCTCGCCGTGTCGCCTGCGCTTCCCAGGTCTTCGAGGTCTCGACCAAAGAGGGTGCTCATCCCGTTGAGGATGGTGCTCTCGATCTGGCCCTGCTCGATGTTCCAGTTGATTGATTCCTTGGTGAGCATCCAGTCAACGACCGCCTGTTGCAGCGTGATTGCCACGTTGCTCGGGGTCGGCTTGCTCGTGCCACCGATGCCGATTCCCTCGGCACCTTTGCGGAGCTTGCGGCTCCCAAAGTCGAGGATATCGACGCGCTTGGCATTGCTCGCCACGAACTGCACGTTGACCAAGGGCATCAACTTTTGCTTGGCGATGGCCTTCACCCAGAAGGCCTTATTGACGTCCTGCGGGAGCGCGCCACCTAGGGCGAGATCCGCCGTGGTGAAGGCGGCTCGGGTTGCCGATGACATCGCACGCTCGATGCTCTCGCGTCGGACGAGGCATCCGGTGACATCGATCTCGGAGGGGGTGTCAATCCCCAGCTGCCTGGCGACCTCCATCTCTCTCGCGGTCATCCTGAGGACTGAGCGGTATCCGGGCCGGCTATCCCCCGAAGGATCTCGGACGATGGTATGCGGAGTGGCCAGACGTTGCGCCTTGAGCTCTGTGAGCTGCCGCTCCGTCTCAGCCTTCTCGGCCCGCAACTTGGCGAGGTCGTCAACGGGCTCTTCGGTCTTCTTCTGGGTCTCTTTCTCTTCGACCTTCGGAGGGGTCTCTGCCCGTTTCTTCTCGTCTGCGTCCATTCGAGCCGTGATGGGCTCAATGAGTGCCTTCATTCCATCCTGGATTGATTTCAGTTCCTCGGGAGTCATCTCGCTTACCTCATTTCGAGTTACGGGCACATCCTGCCCTGTTGCACTTATCATTTTGGTGACAGCCTCATCGGCCGTCTTGTTCTCCTCCCTCATGGCGTTCGCTCCGAGGGATTCCACGATGGGCTGGAGCGCTGCCTGGAACGCGGAAGACGTGGACTTCACCCGCTTCCATTTGTCCTTCTCGCTACACCCCATGATCGAAGTCAGGGAGTTTTCGTAAAGGGAAAGAGCCGAATAAAAGCCACTCTTCGTTCCTCCATCCCACTTCTCGGCGAAGTCGAAGGGATCCATTGTATAATCTCTATTCGTGCTAACGGTCTCGATAGCCTCAAGGATCTTATCCTTGGCCCGCTGCCAGATCGTTTTCTTCATAGACTCATCCTCCCTGATGACAACCTGGGATTTGTTGGCCCCGCGCGAGACGTAGGAGACGTATTGGCAGACGGGATTAACAACCTCTTCGACGTCGATCCGCTGCCCCGTCTCCTTAATGGTGAGCGTCATCGGCACCCGCTCTTCTCGTGTCGTCATCGAGTAGGACTGATGTTCCCCCCTCTCGACCTTGGCGAGTTCCTCCGGAGTGGCCTCGGAGCCCACAATCCATGACCAGGCCGGGAAGCCGTGGGCCGCTTCTCCGTCATTGACGACGCTCTGCACAATGGCACCAACTCCAGGCGTGTAGTCATGGTTGGCGTCCATGGCGCGGAAGTGCTTGACGTACTGCTCTGCCATGGCCACGACCGTGGCGTGTCGGAAGAATGTGTTGTAGGTGTCGATTCTCTCAAGGTCGGCTTCGGAGATGGTTCGGTCTTGGCCCGGGTCAAGAGAGCGAATCACTACACCCCAGACGCGCCGCGCTTCGGTATCTGCCCTAAGGGGAGACGATGATAAGGCTCGGGTGAACTCCATAGATAGGCTCCCTGCATGACTCGATTATCAGGCAGGGGACAGCCTGTGGGCCTTGTAGGAAATTCAATCCCAATATCCTACATGGTGGCACCGCGTGAACATGTGTTTACTGTCTCGCATTCAGCACGCACCGACACCGCCCATGGATTGGTGGCATCGATACCCCGATGGCTTCGAGCTCCTCGGAATCGAGCCCGTCAATAGCCGAGAACGACTTCCACGGCATGATCTCCTTCACCGTGTCCGGGCTCGTAGCCATCATCATCGCGTTGACCTTCGAGGCGGCATTCTGCACCTGGAAGACCTTGCCATTCAGAGCTCCACAGGTGTCGCACATGCGGTCGTCTCCCATGGCGAACCATTCGTACTCACGGATTCCAGCTTCCTCGAATTGTCGCACGGCTCCGCATGAAGAAGAGCGCACCATGCCGGCCGAAGAGACGACATCGAAGTATCGATACCCTGCATCGAGCACCTCCGGGAAGGCCTTCTTGAGGAGCTCGGCGACCTCCATGCGTCCGTAGCCTATCTCGGTCGAAGCCTCGATGATCTTCGAGATCTTATCGCCGTACCCGGTATAGAGCACCTCATCGCCCGTGGTGTACCAATAGTTAGCGTCCTTGGCCAACCACTCAAGGGTTGACTGGTCCACCATGGAGAGGTCAACCTTGGCCCCCTTCACGCCAGGGACGGCAACGGCGACGGTCTCCGTCAGCTTGAGGATGTCCTTGAGAGAGACGCGTTTGACGGCTCCGCTCTTCTTGGCTCTGTGCTTGCCAATGATGTAGCTCTTGAGGAGGAGATCTTCCCACTGCCCCTTGATGGGAGCGTACCAATCCGCCGCCTCATCATCGAGGATGTTGGCCATGCTGACGCCTTCGTCCTTGGTGACGCCGCCCTTCTGTTGCTCGAACCAAGCAAGCGCCGCCTCGTATGCCTTCACCATGGCCTTCCTGAAGGCGCTATGCACTAGCTTTGAGGCCTTGATGTCGAGAGCTTCCAGGGTAACAGAAGCCCTGTTCGTGAGCATGGAGACGATGGCGAGGTATGCCGCCGTCTCGATGACACGCACTTCCTCACGCCTGGTCATGGTCGCCATGCTCTTCCCCCTTCGTCGTTACCTTCTCATAGGCAAGCTCGGCTTCTCGACTCATTCGAGCCAGCCAGTCAGGGAGCGATTCCCCGGCCTCCCTGGAGCTCCGGAAGTCCTTCATAACTTCCTCGGCCCCGGCCTCTTTGATCTTCAGCGTGAAGAGGTCGCCTTCTTCGACCACTTCGAGCGCCCCCTTGCTCGCCATCTCCTTGAGGAGCAAGAGCGGGAAGGATGCCCACGGGTCCGCATACTCCGGCATGTCGATACCGAGGTACTCACGCATGGAGGTCCTCATTTCGTTCAAGGAGGCGCCGCCGCTCAAGGCAATCTGGAGCATCGAGGCCGCACTCTCGGGATTCGAGATGGTGCACCCCTTCGTCATCATTTTCCAATAACTGACGCCCCACGTCGCGATGATCTGGTTGTAGATCCAGTCCTCTTCGGTGCGCTCCGGAGCGAAGACCTGCGTCTCTGCAAGGTCTACATGGACGGCCGCCGAAGCATAGGTGAGGTCCTCGGCTCTTCCGAGATAGATGGGCCCGAAGCCGAAGGAAGCACGGATAGACCGCTCCCATTCCGCAAGCCCCTTGAGGAAGAGCGCGTCTTCATTAATGGAGTCCTTGAAGGAATCGACCTGGAGCTTGGCCCCGCTCCCGACGTGCTCGCCTGCGAAGGGTGATGTTCCGGCGTCCGCTCCCACGGCGTCGATTATGAGAGGAGCCGTAAGGTTGGCCTTCGAGCACCATACCTGATAGGCGTTCTCGATGGCCTTCTTGTCCTTGTCATCAAAAGAGGCGTTCATCAGGCTGATGATGACTCTCGGCATGAGGTTCCTACCGAGCGAGGTGTAGTTCAGATCCCCGGCCTTCGTATGAGAGAGCACCGCTGCCATACGTCCGAGCCATCGAGGAAGCCCGTAGACATAGGCAGGATGGTAGTGCTTCGTCCAAATTATCTCTGTCGCAGGCGTCGCCGTATTCTCGTTCTCCTGCCCTGTCCTTCGGTCAACGATCCTCGTGTCTCCGAACTCCTTGAAATAGACGATCTGATTCCGGCCTGTCGTGAAGCTCACCGAATAAGGCATCTGGACAAACACGAACCGCCGCCGCATGTACTCTACCTTAATCCAGCCGAGCTTCGCATCGATGACGTACTTCTCGGCAGGCATCGGATCTGTTCGTCTTCCTGCAAGGCGCATGGTGAAGGCTGGAGCATGCACGAGCCCTTCAACCTGCCCATCAGGACCGCGTAGTACTTCCATGAAGGCGTTGCCATATGTATCGAGGTCAACCCGCTGCTTGTACCTGAGCATTGCCAGTGTGCCGTCGTCTGAGATAGCCTCGAGCCTGGTCACGAGCTCGTCACTCTCCCCCTTCAGGACTTCCTCGGAGACCTCCCCGCGATCTCCGATGGCTTGCATCTCAATGCCGTACCCACCGACATTGCGAGCCATCACCGCCGCGCAATCCTGGAGCGGCCCCGACTCTGAATACAGCTTGGCAAGCCACGAGAAGGACGCCGGAGGCTCGGCAACAGTGAGCTCGGCGTAGTAGTCAAGGAATGGATCCGTGAGGTTGCTCACGGACTGCTTCGATCCTCGAGCCATCTCTTGGAGCGCCTGATTCATGGCCTCTTCGGAGAAATATGCACGAGCTCTATGCTGACTCGGCTGTTTTGATTCTTCCGTCATCTTCTTCCCCTTCTCTAAAAGACACCGAAGACCGACGCTGTGCCGTCTTCGCTCGCTTTGCCAGATACGCCATGATTCCCTGTTCGCATATCCAGAGGGCCATCATGGTATCGTCATGGGGCTCTTTGCCGAGTCCGTGGCACTCATTAATCAGGATATCGACAAGCGGAGTTGCTTCTTTGCCCGGCAAGATGTACTTGCCGTTTTCGAAGAGCATGGAGATCTTCGGGAGGCCCTCGTAAGCGTCCGTTTTGTTGCCCCCAGTGAGATGCCCGTAGAGCGGAAGGTCCGTGCTCCTCTTGAGCCCCTGGAAGACGAGTTGCCCGAAGGCGTTCTTCTCGACCATGACGGCAAGGCGCTTGGGATACCGCGCCGCCTCTGCCTTGATGACGCCTCCGAGCTGCCCTTGTGACAACCCTCGGTGTCGCTCAATGTGCATGATGTACCGGTCGTGTGTAGCGAGGTCCAGCCCGATACAGAGCCCCGCCGTAAAGTCGGAATCCGCAGCCTCGGCCTTCTTCTTGTCGTCAACGAGCGAGAGATCCCAGCCGTGAAAGACCAACCAACCGCGTGCGTCGGCATCTTCCTGTGTATACCAGCCGTGATCTTTTCCTCGAGCTCGAGCCGCTTCGAGCCATTCGAGCTTGATGAAGACGAGCTCCTCATCATCAACCTCATTCTGGTACTCCATGCGGAAGATCCGCTTGTTCTCCTCGCCGGCCGCATACTTCTCGATGAGCTTCTCGGCGCTCCAGCGCTTCGGCCAAAGCACCTTGCAATCCCCATGGACCTCCACGCGCTCGATCTGAGACTTGCCCGTGGTGTCAACGAGGAGCTCGCCGTTCTCGTTACGCTTGTAGTGGATCTCCCATGACTCGGGCCACTTGATGATTGCCTTCCGCTCAATGGTGAAGAAGCGATTGTCTTTGCTTAAGTGCCCCGTGAGGTCGTCATGGTGCTTGCGCGTGGCCACATAGACGAGCTTCCCCCTGGGGTGCAACATGGGCTCGATAGTCGAGAGATACCACTCGCGCGTCTTCCGCCTTTGCGCGTCGGAGCGTGCCGAGTCGATATCCTCGATGTCGTCCATGATGATGTAGCGGAAATGCCCACCGACGATAGCCCCGCCTGCTCCAACGGCTTCTACGGTCGCGTCTCGCTGGACGTGAGGACGGGCCACTGTTATGGTCTTCCCTGTCCACTTCCCCGAGGCAAACACGCCATAGTCCGCAACGAGCCGCTCGTTGCCTTCGAGCTCGCTCTTGATGACTCCGAGGCTCTTAAGCGCCCCGCCCTCGCTCTGGTTCACGAGGAGGATGGTGGCGTCTCTGTCATGGGCAATGATCCAGGCGAGCACGGGACGAATGATGGTCTCGGTCTTGCCGTGGTCACGAGGCTCTCGGATGTTCAGGAAGCGCGGCCCCTTCGGGTCTAGGATGCTCCTAGCAAGCTCCAATTGATGCGGATAGAGCCGCATGGGGCCGTCTGGAAGGTCGAAGTATACCGTGGTCCAGAAGCCTATTCCGCCCTTCTCTGCCCACCATCGGCGGAGAGAGGGCTCGAGGGTCCGGATGTACATCGGGTCCCCGGTTCGGGCCAGGTCTACGCCTTCAAACCTTGGGAGTGACATCGATTATATCAGCCTCCACCCAAGCATCATACGAGGCTTCGAGCCGCTTGCAGAAGGATTCGTCTGCTATGCCATCGAGGAATGATATCAGATTGGCGATGAGGAGATCGTGACTGCCTTGCGAGACTGTGACCTTCCGCTCTGTTATCTCGCACGACTTGCCGATGATGAGATACACCCCGCGCTGGAAGGCCGCGAGGGTGTCTGTGAGCGTCTTGATCTCTGAAGGCGTGAGGTCTGAATTGAACTTCGGCTTGCCATCTTCGTCTCTCACAAGGAGCTTCCCGACAATGCCGGCCCTGATAATATGCCAGTCGTTCATGAGGTCCTTGTCGATCTTGTCGACCTCGGAAGCGCGCTGTGTTGCGATGTTCTGTATGGCCTTCTCGGTAAGCTGCCCGTATAATTTCTGCCTGCTATCAGTCCAGTGCTCGTCAGCCGATTTTTGCTTAAGTGCTTGGACAGACACGCTATATTTTTTTGACAATTCCGGAAGGGAGACATTGTGCTGTAGATAGTCGAGTTGAATCCTGGACCAAGGTATACCTCCGCGTCTTCCGGCGTTGTCCTTTTTCGGTCGTATCTCCCCTGTCCGAGTATCTCTAGTCAGATGCTTGGGTAGCTTTGTTTTAACCGCATCCTTGAGCGTCAAGAGGCTTTTCTGTATTGCGGTGCGTATTGTCTGTCTTGTGACCTTGTAACGCCTGGCAATCTCCACATACGGCTTGTCGTCTCCCAGCTCGGAGAGCTCCATCCAGGCCTTGATGTATCGCTTCCTCTTCGCCGGCAGAGAATCCACAAGGTGTTTGAGGCCACGAGAGAGTTCCTCGTTGACCCAGCTACACCATTTCGCGTTGTCCTCGATGACGGGGGCTTCTTCGGGTCTCTTGTGGTGTCTGCCCTTGCCATAGCTTGGGTCATAGAATCCAGCCATGAGGGCTTCAGAGGGCATTTCCTTACGATGAGAGGAAGCGAGGTCTTCGTCGGTGATGGGTGGAGGAAGCTGGTTCTTGAGCCGCTCGCAGTCCTCGGGCGTGGCCTTGCGGCAGGTGGTACGGTCGGGACAATTAGAGCACGAAAAGACCATCGCCTCACCTCGACAAGTTCAGGAACTCCATGCGCACGCTATCCTTTTCGAGGAATATCCCCTTTAAAGAAGACGTAACCATCTCAGAGGCAGTCCTTACACCTCTCATCATCATGCACATGTGGTGAGCGGATATCGTCACACCAACGCCAAGGGGCTTAAGTGTGTCGAATATACAGGTCGCAATCTGTTCGGTAAGCCGTTCTTGGATCTGTAGGCGCCGAGAGTACACGTTTACAAGCCGTGGTATCTTCGAGAGGCCGACAACTTTTCTATACGGGATATAGCCGACCGTTGCCGTGCCATAAAACGGCAAGAGATGATGTTCACACAGGCTAAAAAAGGGAATGTCCTTGACGAGGATCATCTGATTATATCCGTCGCTGTCAAAGACGGTCCCGAGAATCTTTTCGGGATCTTGACTGTATCCATCGGTGAGTTCGCGCCACGATCTGGCAACACGTCCAGGCGTGTCAACTAGCCCTTCTCTGGAAGGCTCTTCTCCGAGTAGACGAATCAATTCTCTGGTCAGGTCTTCAATGTTCTGCATCATGGGCCTCGTATTTGGTTGGGTCTTCGATTCCTGCGTTACAAAACGCCTCCTTGCGCTCTACACACGTTCCGCAAACGCCACAATGTTTGGCACGGCCATTATAGCACGACCAAGAGGCTCCCATCGGGGCCCCTATCCTTGAACCGAGCATGACAATGTCTGCCTTGTTCATTCCGTGCTCTATGAATGGCGCGCAAACCTTTACCTTGCCATATCCAGAGAGAGCGACGACATGCTTGAGAGCCTCGATGAAGTCGGGCCGACAATCTGGATAAATAGCATGATCTCCCGAGTGCACTGCCAGGAATACACATTCCAGCCCCATTGCTTCCGCCATAGAACTTGCGATTGATGCGAAAACAAGATTCCTGCACGGAACAACAGTCAACCGCATGCTCGCGTCTTCGTAGTGCCCCTCTGGAACCTTCACGCCGAGGTCAGTAAGGGCGCTGTGTGTGTGTGTAAAAACGCTCCAGATGTCTATGATATGGTGTTGTATTTTCAATGCTTTTGATATTTTATCGGCAGCTTCTACCTCCTTGGTATGTCGTTGACCATACAAGAATGACAGAGCAACGACTTCCACGCCTTGATTGACCAGGGAAGAAGCCAGCACACACGAATCCAGGCCACCCGACAAAAGAAGAATACCGTTCATATCACACCTCCATGTCTCTCATCGCCATCTTCAATTCGTGTCTTTTATCAAACAGGGTTCGAAGCGCTGCTGTCGCCGTTACACCCATATACAAACAATACGGGCCACCTCCTAGCATTTTAACCGGGTTTACACCTCTTACATCATGTTGAAGCTTTATATAACTCATGACTGGCTGAACCATGTTCTGTCTTGAGCCTCGTTGTCCTACCCTGCCCAACTCAGGCCAGCGCCCCGCTCTTCTTACTCCAAGTTCCCAGCTCGAGCTATCCGTGCTCTGAAATGGATATTTCATCAATAAATTTCTATTTGTTATGCCTAGCCCGTGGATTCTGTGCGGCCATATGCGCGAAAAAACAGCGTCCACAAACTCTTCCCTTATCCGCACCCCCTTCCTCGCAACACCACCGGCCGCCACAAGGGGATAGAGACGCTTCATATCGTCCAGATAGTGTAAAGGCTCGCCAAAATGAAAAGTTGGTACAATATTGACGCCATTCTTGGTCATTATTTCAGCATTTCGCAAAGACGCCTCAGGGTCTCCGATGACGTCAAGAGACATGAAGATAGATATGTCTCTTAGTTTAATTGTGTGACAAAAGTCTATGTACTTATATATATCAATTTCAAACCCTGCCATATGCGCAGAAAACGCCCCGGAATCTATCATCATCACAGAGTAAGGCAACCGATTGACCATATTAATAAATTTATTGGTCAATATTTTGGTCAAGTGTAAATTATAGGATACAAGCGTGTTTAGCTCCATGTTTTTTCCGCCAGGCATACCAGCCCACACACGAGGTCCACTCCCTTTTCCAGGAGACCATCATTTGTTGCGTGTTTGATGACCTCCTTCGCACGCTCGACGATCTCTGTTGTGGTCTGCAACATGACAACGTCGCTGCCCCTGACGTCCGTCGATTTAACAGACGCGCCGGCGGCAACACTCTCATGTGACCACTCGGC